CTTTTGTGTCTTCGTTAAAGAGTTCAGTTCCAGGAACAATAATTGTGAGCACTCTCTGACCTCCTCTGTCTTTTAGAAGTCGAAGTTCCAAGCAGAGACATCCCCAGACTCGACGACATAACCATCTTCGGGGACAGCGGTGACAAGAGAAGACTGTCCGATGGTCATGGCAGGCTGGGCACCAGCCACCTTGGTGACTCCGTTGACCTTCCAGGTGATACCAACCACTGCCGGCAGGGTAACGACGTGCGTGCCGGCTACGTAGGTCGGGCTGTTGGCTCCTGAGGTGGATACCTCGGTGATCGTCCCGGCGAAGAGAGCGATGACTGTTCCGGGAAGCGGAAGCTGAGGATCTGCTCCGCCCGATCCGTAGAGAAGAAGCTCGAGGGCAGCCAGAGCAGCCACATCGACCTTGGTGGAGTCAACGACGAGCTGGGCCGTCGGCTTGTAACCCGCGACTGCAACCGGAGTTGTGGTGACATCCCAACTGAAGGAAATCGCTTCCGGTGCATCGTTGATCGTCGCATACCCCTTCTCTGAAGGAGCAGCGATCGCTCCGTAGATCAGGTGCAGTTTGTAGCCGAAGTCCGCGCCCTCGACATCGTTTCCGAGCTGAGTGCGGTAGGAAAGACCGAAGTTCTTCCGACTCTGCTGTCCGATCGAGACACCAGGTTCCGGAGAAGCCGTTCCGTCGTACAGAGCGAACTCGTCCGGGTACGTGAATGCTTCGATCGTGGCACCGAACTCCTCAGCCGAAATGAGGTTGAGGTACTTGATGTTGTCGGCGTACAACGGGGTCGATTCTGCGCCTGAAGGTGACTCTGTGATGGCAGTGAGACCATTCCAGGCCACACCATCCGCATAGACACCTGCTTCGTTGGGCATGTAGAGCACGCCGTGGTCGACACCGGTCTCGTAGAGACGCTCACCGACCTGATCCCACGCTAGTGCAGTCATTACTTGTCTCCCTAGTAGTAAAGGTTGAAGATGTCGTGGTTGAGATTGTCTACCGTAAAGAATCTGATGAAAGCACACAACGGTAGATCCGCGATCTTTTTAGGGATCACGCTGTCAGGATCAGGATCGATAACGGTGACCTGATACCGCAATGTGTGACGATACGGAATATCGTCAGCGAATTTAGTCACCGACAGATCGCGTTTGTATATGATGCAGGGGTAAACCAACAAAACATTGGTCGGTGGTTGGAAATATACGTTGTCAGATCCAAGAATCTCAACCAGGAGATCCTGAAGTTGCGACCGTGGGGCCATTGTACACACCTCCCAACCGCAACAGGAGACGAGGACTCTGCACTTCGACATCTGTAACTGTCCACAGAGTCCCCGCCCACTGAATATAGCGGATGGCAAAGAAGTGTTCGTTGGCGTATGCATCGGCTACAATGCTGATCAAATTCTGAACAGAGAGATCCTTGTTTAGATTCTCACCCTCTTGGAGTTTGCGGGTGTTTCGAACAACATCACCGTAGTAATCTTTCTCTACGATTACGTCTACCCAAACTCCTGATCCAGGGCTAGATTCTTCAGTCTCTCCGTATCCGATCTTGCCGAAGAACTTTGCCATCGAGTACCTACCTGTCTACGCCGGACGGGTGAAGATCCACTCATCCTGAACGTCGTTGGCGAAGAAGGTCGCATCGGACGTCGGGAAGGCGTGAACCAGGTACGGAACACCGGCGACGAGAGCTGCCTGAGCACCGGCGACGAGCGGAGTGTTTGCCTCGTCCATGTAGGTGACTCCTGTAACGGCCGGGATGGTGATGACACCAGTGGCCGGGACGAACGTGGGCTCAACCGGAACAACTACGGTCGCAGCAGCGTTCGTGCTACGCCGAATGATCAATGCAGCCTTGATCTTCGTGAGAGCGCCCGAGAGGCGGGTCTCGATCAGGTACTTGTACTGGTTGTAGTCGATGTCGAAGTCATCGAACATCGAGAGCTCGCCACCACGGTCTGCACCCACGACGTAGTCCTGGAGGTTGACGATGATGCCGATCAGGTCAGGCTCGTCCTCCATGACCTCGACGGGAACCACTGCAGCAACGCGAAGGTCAGAAGCGACCTCTTCGAGATTGCGGTAGATACGACGGCCGAGCGTGTCCCTCTGGAGCAGGAACATCGTGATAACGGTCTCGCTTGTGTAGAAGGTGGGCGTACCGGTGCCCTTGAAGAACTTCCGACCTGCGAGAACCGCATCCACGATCTCACCAGCATTGCCGGCCGCCGAGGAGTTGGTGTCCCTGGTGTTGACCGTGATGGTCGTGGCGTAGAGCTCGTGCTCCTTGGCGATGGGACGGATGTTGCCCTCGTTGATCTTGTCGGCGTGAGCCACGTCGCGGCCATCACCGATGAGGATCGCACGCGCGAGCTCCTCTTCGAGCATCATCTTCATCTCGAACTTGAGCCATGCCACGACGTCGAAGCCTGTGATGTCGACGATGTCGTCACGGTCCAGCTTCTGCTTCTTGTAGATCGTGGTCGGAGTGGTGACTCGCGATGCCAGACCGAAGAACTCCTCTTTCTTGAGAGAGCCCTTGACGTAGCCCTTGGCCCGAGCTTCGTCGAACGTGAGATCTGCACTGACTGTCTTGATGCGGGAGAACGGCGAGTGGCGAGTACCGGACATGACACCGGCAACCCACTCAGTGCGACGCTTGTCGAACTCAGGACGGTTGTCCATGAGCTGTGCGTCGGGGAACAGGAGATCGATGTTCTCGATCCCGTGCGCGAGCGCGTAGTTCTCGACAGCTTCCTTGAGCGAGCCGTTCTTCTGAGCCTCGGCGACGATTCCCTGCACGTCGGCGTGACTGAGTGAGTACTTCGGGTCCTTCTGCTTGTCAGCGTCCGTCTGGTCGAAGACGTTTCGTCCCATTTCTTCAGATCCTTCCTTGTGCTCGAGGTCGCCCTCGCCGCTGTCGTTTTTCTTGTCGGGGTCGGTATCACTGTGCTGAGCGGCCGCAGTTTCCATCGCGGTACCGATCATGTAGTGCACGAGATTCTTCTGATCTTCGGTGAAAGTGTCGTAGACATCCTGGAGAGTCGCATCGGCACCAAGAGCATGCTCAACAGACTCGTCTTCCTTCTCATCGACCTTCTCATCGACCTTCTCGTCAACCTTCTCGGGAAGATCCTCGTGCTCGAGCTCCAGACCGGTGTAGATGATCGCCTCGTCATCGAGGTCTTCCATCGTCCCATCACCATGTGCAAGAGTGACGTTGTCGATCAAAGCACCAGGATTGGCACCCGACAGGACAAGACTTACCTCACGGATTGATCCATGAAGGACCTGCTTGGCTTTCTCGATGAGCTTGTTGGCATAGATCGAGAGAGCAGTGATGTCTTTGTGCAGAACCAGTGCCTTGGCACTCTTACCTGCTTCAGTCTCGTTGAAGAACCCGTAGCAGTAAACGCCGTCTTCTCGGTTCTCGAGAATCGCGTGCCCGAGAATGTTGGAGGGTTCGCCGTGTCCGTGCTGCCAAACAAGCGGGACTCGAACTCCGTCCTGCTCTTTGAAAGCATGCGGCATGATGGTTCGACCGTCTGAACACTTGAGCCCAGCCTTCGTGGCGTAGCCGCTGAAATCAGCTCCCATTTCGACTGTCTCCTTCCCTAATTAAGTGACAACGGCCGTGTGCCGTTAGGTTGTGGCGCACCATCTTGGTTCGGGCCTGCTGGCAAGGACAACTGAGGCTTTGAAGCATCAATTGCCGGGGCCGGTGGTGGCATGTTGCTGTTTACCAGCTTGTCGGCATTCTTGTCCTTTGCCGGCTTGAAACCGATGATGCCGCGAATCTCGTTCGAGGTAAGAACCTCGTTTCGAGCGAACTTATCGGCAATATCAGCAATTGAAGCAATTGGAACGAGCTTGAATGGGTCGTGGAAGTACATAATGGCCTGTTTCTGGGATCGAGCAGTCTTTGTAAGGAAGGTTCGAGTCATAGCTTCCTTGATTGCGTCCAGAACAGGCACAATGGTCCGGTTCATGTAGTTCAACATGACCTTCTCATCAGCAGTTCCATTCATGACCTCTTCGGAAAGACCCAATTGACTGTAAAGCATCTTTGTCAGATACTCAACCTGAGCCAAAAGATTGTTCTCGGCAGGACGGTTTAGCTGAGTGATCTTCTCCGTACCATCTGTGTAAGCGATTCCATACTGACTTCCCTTGAGTTGGAACTCAATATCAGTACGACGCTGCTCG